CCTGACCATCAAATTATCTACGAAGAAGTTAAGGCATTGCATGCGATGGGTGTGCAGTTCCAAACCCCCGAGTTCAGGGCTATGGTCGATGCGCTTGAGATGGGTAAGGACAACGTGGAGCGCAGAAACGCAAACATGATCTTGTTCTATATGGTCGTGGATGCGAAGGGACACATTGACTACGCTTGGTCAAACGATATACACCAAGGCAACACGCCCTTCGATGCACTGGATAAAGGCAGGAAAACTCACGTTACATCTGATGAGTTCTTGCCTGAATATCTTAAGAGTGAGTACGCCATGCTCAAGATGATGAACCCTTCAGAAGAGATCGATGGGGTGGGCAAGCGTATATCTGACTTTGAGTACGTGATTTACAAACGAGTTGACGATGTTAGGAGTATTTAGTAATATGAGTTCAGATAATAGCGATGATAATTACTATGCACCACGAGCTATATTTCTTAGAGATAGGATTGCGATGGAGCAACAAGCAGCAGGTAGTATTGCCGCACGTGTAGAGATGGTAGTAGGCAGCACCGAGGAGGGACGCATGGTGAGTATTTACTCAGAGCTTGATATGAAGTTCCCCCCGATGCCTGAGCTTGTGCGAGAAAGGCTTGCTGTAGTGAGGCTGCTGCCCAAGGGTGAGCGGCTAGCAAATGTTGGTAAACGTCAAGGCACCGATGTGTTTTATCTTTACTTTACGGAGGAAGAAGTCAATGCCATCACGCAAACAAGAATCAAGTACTACGTTGAGCACAACGCACGATCCGTTCCCTTTGACCCCCGAGCAGATGCGATGGCCTTTCAGGTCATCCGAAGAACGGGCAATGATCGCAGCGTGGGCGAAGCGAAACAAATCATACGAAGCAAAAGCAACACGTGAGTCTGTTGGAGAGGCACCGTTTTAATGGACACGTTGTCACGACGCGATCAAAAGATTGTTAAGTACATACAGGAGCGAACGATGCCGCCGTCGGTTGCACAGATAGCACTGTACATACCAACATCTCGACAGAACGCACACCGATTACTAACAAATCTTGTACGTAAGGGGTATATCAAAAGTATCTTTAAACAGCTTGAAGGTAAGAAAGCTGAGCGTAGGTATGTGATGCCGGACTCACCGCTTGCAGATCCGCCCAAACCAGTCAAACCCAAGAAGCCTAAGTACAATTTTTACAACGACCCATTTAACTTAGCGAGGAAGAGTGATGCAACTAAAGACAACGTCTGAAAGCACGAACGTATTACAAACGTTTATGAGGCAGTGGAAAATACTCAAGCAACCCTACCCGTGGAAAGACCCCAAGGTGCTAGCCGAACGCAAGCGTATCGCAGCACTCGATAGAGCACGTATTGAACTTAGACTAAATGGAGGTGTCGAATGACTACTATGACAAGTACCCTACCCACGGCTCCCCGTGCGGACGTAACATCAAACATGCACCCAATTCAAAAATTAACAAAAGATCTCAAGGCAGCAGCGACTAGGTTGTCTGACGACGAGGCACGGTTTCTTGTTGATTACTACTACATCTGTCAAGAAGATAGGAAGCGTAGTACAAATCAAGTACGCGCACTGGATGAGTCTAATGAACCCAATGCCGTTTTAGGTTGGCTTGCCGAACAATCAGAAAATCTTGAGGGACAGATCAAGAAGGCACTCGATGTCTATACGGAAGCGCATGTGATGGGTGCGTGGATGCGGCAGATTGTCGGTATCGGTCCGGTTATTAGTGCAGGGTTGTTAGCACATATTGATATCAACAAAGCACCGACGGTCGGTCATATCTGGAGGTATGCAGGGCTTGATCCCACAAGCAAATGGGAGAAAGGTGAAAAGCGTCCTTGGAACGCAGGCTTGAAGACATTGTGTTGGAAAGCAGGGCAGAGCTTTATGAAGTTCAGTGGGCGTGCTGATTGTTACTACGGCAAGATCTATAAAGAACGCAAGGCGTATGAGATCGCACGTAATGAGCGTGGTGATAACAAGGACTTGGCAACGAGTCTTCTTAGCAAATATAACAAGAGCACCGAAGCATACAAACATCTTAGCAATGGCGTGCTTCCCCCTGCACAGATCGATGCCCGTGCAAGACGTTATGCAGTGAAGCTTTTCTTATCACACCTGCACGGTGCGTGGTACGAGGTGCACTTTGGCACGAAGCCTCCACTGCCTTACCCGATTGCACATATGGGCCACGCGCACTTTATCCCTGCACCTGTTTAACCAAAGAAAGTAAGCGTACCGAAAGATGAGAGTGAGTCAGGAAGCCTAAGAGAACCATACCACGAGAACGAGTCATCATGTTGGAGAGAACCAAATCATATTAACGAGTCACGGCTTCGGAGAGAACCAGAGGAAATAAACGAGTCATCGGATAAAAGAGAACCAAGCTACGTGAACGAGTCATCGGATAAAAGAGAACCATATGAGGCAAACGAGTCATCAGTTGCGAGAGAACCAATATATGAGAACGAGTCAGCGAGCGTGAGGGAACCATTAATCAGGAACGAGTCACAAGCATCGAGAGAACCAAGGAGATCGAACGAGTCAGCTCAAGTGAGAGAACCATAACCATAAAACGAGTCAATCTGCACGAGAGAACCACTATTAGTGAACGAGTCAGTGAGTACGAGAGAACCATTGAAGGTAAACGAGTCAATCCTAAAGAGAGCACCATAATCGTCGAACGAGTCATGGTCCCAGAGAAACCCAAAAATCCAGAGCGAGTCACATGAGCTAAGAGCACCGTCGTCGTGGAACGAGTCACTACTTTAGAGAGAACCAACCCATAAGAACGAGTCAATCTGCGCGAGAGAACCACTATTAGTGAACGAGTCACTACTTTAGAGAGAACCAACCCATAAGAACGAGTCAGTTAGATTGAGAGAACCATGCAGACAGAACGTACACCCAATAAGGAACTAACACATGAATGATCCAGTCAATCACCCCAAACATTACACCTCGCACCCATCAGGGGTGGAGTGCATCGAAGTTACTGAACATTTTAATTTCAATAAAGGTAACGCTATTAAATATATCTGGCGTAGTTCCGACAAAGGTAAAGAAGTTGAGGATCTACGCAAAGCACGTTGGTATATCGACCGTGAGATTGCACGATTACTAAATGGGGACGAACCCCCCTTCATGAAGAGGAGTGAGGAATGAGTCCCGCGCATAGGTTCGCCATGCTTGCTGCATGGCTTGAAGGTTATGCCGAGGGCTTGCCTGACTATTGCACAGCAGAGAAGTTCAAGATCAAAGAAGCTGCTGAGTTGTTAATGGAAGTGTATGAAGAACGTATGAAGGACAAAGAGACATGGAAACAAGAGATGACGGATCAGGCATAAGGTGTAACGAACACCCCGACGCACCGCATGGCTTCATGCGTGACGCATCTCATAGCGCAGGACGATATGTTTGTGAGTGTGAGAGTTGGGAACCGCCGAAAGAAGAGCAAAAACCCGTGGCGTACATAACAGGATTTCATAGCGGACATTGCATCATTCAACCAATTGATCGCGCTGTCGTGCTTCCTGTTGGCATGGCCCTGTACCGCGCACCGGCAGAATGTGTGAGGATGACTGATGAGGAGATGGACGAGGTTGTAAATAGATTGCAACAAGAGCAAGCCTTGAAGGAGAAGAACAATGGCTGAAAACAAAAACGCAAAGACACCAGCAGATGACGGTCAGCCAGTGGCGTGGATGCACAACTTTATTGAGAATAATGTCATCACGCACATACCCGCAGATATTGGCCGTCACCCTGACCGATGGACTGCGCTTTACAAAGACCCAACTCCCTGCAAAACGTGCCAAGCACTTGCTATGGCAGTAATGAATGACCAGACATACCACGAAAAAGTAACCCCAAAGCAATGGGTTGGGCTGACGGATGCGGAGATACACGATATGAACGGGTACGAGGAAGATCGGAGAATGTACCGATTTGCCCGAGCCATTGAAGCCAAGCTAAAGGATAAGAATCATGGATGAAACCGAGGGATATTACTGCGTGATATGCGGAAAGTTTATTGAAGCCGTAGACGGCGTGATTGTGCATGACGATATTCCGCACCCACCACTGATGGACTTTGATGAAGAGAGC